ATCATAAGTAGAGTCTGCTGAAGGAATAAGGTTAGATGCTACGTCTGCTGTAACAGTTACAGTGTCAGAGGCCGCATTACCAATTGTAGTATTGCCGTTAACCGTGAGGTTACCGGACATGATTGTGTTACCAGTAATACCTACGCTACCGCCTACTGTAAGAGTAGTCGTTACGCCGAGTGAATATAATGTACTGTTGCCTGTTACACCTAGAGTACCGCCTACGGTTGCATTACCTGTAACAGCAAGAGCGCCACCAACATCAGTATTACCTGTGCTGGACATAGTCTCTGCATTGATGTCATCGATATAACCGACTCCATCTACATACACATCTTTAAACTGTAATGTGGCTGTACCGATGTCCACGGTATTCGTGACTTTCGGTGCAATAATACCTGTGCCGAAACTAGCGGCAACTAGTGTTACCCAGTTAGCGTTGTTCGTCGTGTTGTATAGACATAGGTGTGTATAGCCGGTGGAGGCGTTGATCCACAACGAGCCGGGGGCGTAGCCCTCAGTGTTATCATTGGTTGCTGTTGGGTCGGACGTGGCAGTCGTGTTGTTACGTCCGCCAACACCACCGTGAACCACAGGAAGATAACCAGATACGGAGGTAGTAAGCGGTATCTTGGGTGCATTCCCTGTTGAGCCATCGTGTGAGTGTCCTGTTGATGAGTTAAAAGCGGCTAGAATCTGGTTAAATTCTGCATTAAGTGGCGGTGCAGTAATATTAGCACCGTTGATAATGTCCGCGACTGATTGTCTAGTATATCCCGCCATTAACGTCTCCCTGCGATGCTAAATTCAAAAACAATACCTTGGATGCTGTATGGGTTGAAATTTCCCAAGGTAACAAAGGTAAGCTGGCATGCGTACCCTGAGCCTTGTAGGCTCGTTGTAATGATGGGCTTTTCTGTGCCCCCGTAGTTAATATTTGTACCACCATAATTAATATTTTTCCCTTTATATCGTACTGGTGCGCCCGACGATTCTTGTGAATAGGAACTAGGCTTTGCTGTGTTGGGATCTTCCCAATCGTAAGTAACCGCCATGTTCAGAGTGAGAGGGCCTTCTGCACGAATAAATGTATTGGCTTTACGCATGGTCTTTTTGACCTCGGTGTCGCCGTAATCAAAAAACGGGGTTGCGTATACGGCTAGGATATCTTCACCGTCGAACTGGGTAGTCTTCTCTTGTTGGTAGACTTTCCCGTTGTAGTCCCCGTGTAAAATAAGTTCGCTGGATCCTACATAAGCTGAGTCACAACAACTCGCCCGGATACCAACTATTTCACCAAACTCCCATCCTAGTCGTTGGTCTGCTGACCTAAGACCGCCGATAATACCGAAGCTGTCTTGAGTGAATATATCGTCATCTCCAACAAAGTATCTCAATTGAGACTTACTTCGTATGACTACTCCGTTAAGTGTTTCTAGATCGTAATCCTGCGGTAGTGCGGTAAGCAATTGCTGTATTGGTTTAGAGATAGTCTCTAGCTCAACGTCACCAATTCTACTTGTACCAGCTACCGGTCGTAATCCATCAGGTGCTAGAAAGACAAGATCACCCCCTAACTCCAACACCGAATCTCTTGCAATACAACCTACGTTGGTTGTGATCTGGTCTAGAACAAACCCGGCTGTTACGTCGGGGGAAACTTTCTTAATACCGTTAGTACCAAAAATAAATAAGTCACCACGGAAGGGTTTAAACTGTACTACGTCGAAACCAATTGCTAACTGTCCAGCGCCAGCGGCGGCAGTGAACGTAAGAGGATCTAGTGGAGCCGAGTAGGCGATTGTAGCTTGGGCTACTCTGTCACCACCAAAGAACAAATGGTTCTCAAAGGCGTCTACTAGTTCAGGTCGTGCTAAGGCGCTTGCTCCGCCGGGACTTGATGCACCCCCTGAGTTATTGGGGCTAATTGCTTTCCAGTTAATTCCGTCAAAAATGACGGCGTTATTAACACCATCTACAAAACAAATCTTGTTACCATCACCAAAGTTAAAGCTAATATGACGTAGTTTCTTAACCTCTCGAACCCCGTCTTTAAACTTATGTACAATTCCGGTGTTGTATTCTGCCCATGCCGCGAAAGCTACATATCGATAGAACTTGTACTCGTTCGTATCTACCTCGATTATGTCACCAACTGTAGCACCGGATGAAAGCGTTACGCTAGTAGCATCGTGGCTGTATCCAGAAAGTGTGGTAGTTGTACCGTTTCTTGTCTGCTTAACAATCGTGTTAGACGTATTGTTGTTAGCCAGTGTTCTAGAGTTTGAGTCCGCTCCAGAGAAAACAGTTTGTCCTGCTGTCGCCGTGTAAGTAAACTTCTTAACCTTTCTAGATACGATAACAATATCGGAATCTAGGTTGTCATCTTTATGGATAGATACGGATAGAATCTTACCTTCGGAATTAGCTGGATCTACTTCTTGATGGTTAGCGTTTGGATTATAAGGAGTAAAACCTTCTATCCTACGGTATCCACCAAATAGACTAACTTCGTAGTTAACCAATCGAGTTGCGGCACCGGGGCTATTTTCACTCAAATCAAGATGATTTTCGTTACTGTTAAGACCCCCGCCACAAATGACTTTATAGGACTGTACGCGATCTGCCATATTAGAGACCTATATATTCAGGGCTCATTTTAGAATTTCTAGAAACCCGTGTGTCGTAAACTCGCTCGTATTTGTTAATGAAAATACCCTGCATGTTTTTAATGCCTTGCTGGAAAACCTGTATAGATACGCCAGCGGCTTCTGGGTTATCCCGGAACATGTACATGTAGTATAAAGCCCCGTCGATAATCACATTATCATATGAATTTGGTATTCTGGTTTGATCAGAGAAATTAGTTAAGCCTACGTTATTCATGTAGTATTTAAACTGGATGTTGTATTGCTTGTCCGGTGAGGGGCTTACAATGTATCCGTTACCGTGAGACGGCGCTACAAACTCCGGGCATCTAATACCGATTACCCCAGCGTTATCATCATCACTCTTGTACTTTTTGTAATAAACATCACGATCCATGAACTCTAGCATCTTGTGTTCGACACCTAGAGATTCATTCTTCTGGATCTGAAAACTATTCCAATCAACAACTTTAAAATACTCAGGCCAAGAATACTCTTCCTGACCTACTAATAAAACTTGTGTGTGTTGAGCGGCGTTAAAGGGCCACTCGTATTCAGCTTGGTTAATCTGACCAATAGCATCTACAATAGCATCCTTAGCAAGGGTTTGCACACCTCGCGTGTTGGAGAAGTCTGCCTCAGATATTTCTACTTCGTTAATCTTACGAAGCAGTTTGTTAGTGAGGTCAAGATAAGTAGATGGCATTGGTCAAATTACTCTAAATTTATATAAAAAAGGGGCAACCCTCCTAAGAAGGCTACCCCTTACTCAGTTACGCTAAGTTGTAATGAGCAGTCATTAGACCTTCAGGACGAAGGATCTTACGACCATACAACTGCATACCACGAACGATATCAGCGAATGAACCTGTATCACGGTAGCTTTCAGTCTTAGCCAACTGCTGTGCAGTAGCTACGCAAGACTGGTGTCCAGCTACAACTACACCAAAGTTCTCTTCTGAACCGACTGATGCAGAAGTTCCTGCGCCTGTTCCGAAGTATGGCAAGTTGTTAGACTTGTACACTTTAAAGCCACGGATAAGACCGTTACCAACACGACCATTGCGAAGCTCTTCGCCACCGCCAAAGTCAGAGTTGATGAACTTAGAGTCTTCGTCCATTAGCAACTCATAGAACACTGGATCTGCAACGAACCAACGATCTGCTGAGTCCACGTTAGCTTCATCCATTTTACGAGCCATTCTGTTAAGAACTGCTAGAGGGCTAGTGATACCACCAGCACCGCCACCAGCGGCTAGAGGGATTGAAGTTAAAGCGTGAGTATCCGCATCTGCTGAACCACCAAGATCAGAACCACCGAAATCAGTGATGTCTAACTTGTTAGCAAGCAACAGTTCATCAGCACCAGCGGCTGAATCAGCCTTAGTACCGTTAGCGGCTGTACGAGCAATCCAGTTACCACCACTCTTCTCAAAACCAGATAAGTAACCTAATACTTCTTGGTCATAAGTGTCGCGTAGTTTGAATGCGGCGCGGTCAGTCGCTAAGTCCATGAAATTAACATGGCTGTGTGCGGCTTCGATATCGTCGATCTTGAACATGTAGTAGTTCGCCTGATCGATGATCAGTGAGAAATCAGCATCGCTAAGATCCTGCGCCGCAACTGCTGTGCCACGGGCATAATCAGAAACTGTGATTTCTGGTTCTTTGATTATCTTGACGCTATCGCCATAAGAAGCGATCTCACCCATATAATCAGTGTTTGTGATGTCCTCCACCACGGATGTATTCCTAAAAGATTTTTGAACCTTTTGTGAATAAATTACAGGACTAAAATTACCATTAGGTAGGTTGGTATAGCCCGAAGCCTTTTGAAAAGCCATAATGCATCTCCTATAGATGTTAAGTTAAATTAGCACTAAAATTTTGTGGCGTAGCCACTAGTGCCTGAACGAAACAGAAGGGAATACTTCATTAAGGGCTAAGTTCTTTCGGGTGTCTTCGAGAGAAGGGCCAAAGATACTTAGGTAACTTTAGAGTGTTCTTCTGAAATTTAAGGGAAGGATGAGGTAGGAAAGTATGTATAACTAAAGTTAGACTTCAGAAATACATAGTTTTCGGCTCGGTTTGTTAAGGTTGTTATACCACAATTACTAAGTAATTAGCAAGGGGTTTAACGCGCTCCACCAGTTACATCATATTCAAACAGCCCTTTACTGATTGATTCCATGATTTTAGCTTCGTTCTTTTCGTACTCAGCCGAACTCATGTTCTGTACCTGACTTTCTGTGAACATGGACTTACCGCTAGTTGGTGCGGCTACTCCACTTCTTCCAATGGCCTGAGCGGCGGCACTGGAGTTCTTAGTTCTTACTCTTCGGATACCTTTGTCGGACTTGTAGAGATCAATTGCTCTAGCCGCCGCCTTGGCATCTTGGTTGTTACGATAGAGGGAATCCTGAATATACTTAGGTTGTTCAGCTACCCAATCGTGAAATTGTTTCTGACCCCGTATCTTAGCGAAATCCGGGTGCAACTTGTTTAGTTCCATCATAGCTTTCTCAGCTTTGACGCTATCCTGTTGCTTCTTGATATCTTGGATTTCTACCTTTGCTTCGTCATAGACTTCTTTAATTCGCTTCTGGGCGATGGTGTCAATGATCTTAGCAACATCTGGGTACTTGTTAGACCACGCTTCGACTTCTTCTTCGGACTTAGGGAATTTAATCTGTCCGCGTGTCGCATCGTTAAGTTGCGCTTGCATCTGACTAATCTCTTGATCACGTTGCGCCATCTGCTGTTGCATATGACGGCGAAGGTCACCGTAGCGTTTCTTAAAACTTTCCTCGTCAGCATTTGCGGGGGGTGGTGGGGGTGTTGCGTTTGTTGTAGGTGCCGCTTGCACCTCTTCTGTCACCTGATCGGTTTCATCCCGATAGGCATTTCTGTACTTAGCCATATAGTCTCCGTTGGGGGCCGTTAAAGTAGACTAGCCGAAGCTAGTGGTTTATGCGGGTAGCCCGTACCGCAAATTACCTTTTCATCACAGCGATCTTTACGCTGGGACGATAAGTATTTTTGCCGTCTGAAGAGTCTTCTTCCTCTTCGACTTCCATTGTTTCTTCTTCTATTTCTGATTTTGCTTCTTCGATTACGTTACCTTCTTCGGTCTCGTACTCTTCTTCAGTTTCGTAATCTTCATACTCGCAGTCGCAGTCTTCTTCACCACAACACTCATAGTCTTCATCTGCGTAGTGATACCCTCTACCATCACAGTGTTCACAGCCTTCGCCATCACACTCAGGACAAGGAACCTTATCTGCTTCTTCGTCATCGATCTCTTGGATCTGACCCTCAGCGTACATAGCCATCAAGCCAAACTTAGCTTCGTCGCGTAGCGACATAAAAGTCTTCAAACCATGATAGCGAACAACGTCCGCTGGAACGACGTACTCACCGTCGCTTAAAACTGCTGGAATATCATCACGGACATTCATCTCGTTAGATCCCGGAGGAATTGGGTTTCCTGACACATCATCCATGCCAACCATCATACCGCCACACTCTGGGCACATCGGATCTCCGCATCCCCCTAGCATCATATCTTCTTCGTAATTATGCATTATTTGGCTCCCTCCAGAGCTTGATCACGCAGTGTCTGGAACCTTCGCAACTCTGCAATTGCGCCCTGTACTTCCAGTATCTTTTCGTGTTCTTTTGTATTTTCTAAAAAATTACGCATCGTCTCGATACGAGTATCTACATAGTCTTGTAATAACGGGTACTTCTCTATGTCATTGACTAGAGGTAATATTTTCTTCGCTAAGACTTTTTCCATTACTGCGGCTGACCTTCAGGTGGTGCTGGGGGTGGGTTACCACCGTTTGCTCCTCCACCTTCTCCCGTAAATCCGGGAGCGCCGGGTTCTGGTGCATTACCGGGAGCTATGTTCCCGCCACCATTACCGGTTGGGTCTTCGGGACTAGGTGCCCCTTGTTGCTGTTGTTGGGGTGGTTGCTGTGGCATCAACGCCGCTACCGCCGCCATCATCTCAGCTTGGATCGCCGCTTCTCTTGGATCGTTAAGAACCTTGTCCTCATCCAGATCCATACTCGCGGCAAGCTCTCGTAGTATGTAATCATACTTAACGAATGGAGCCATACTAGGGTTTCCTGTCATCTGCATAAACTGCAACAGACGTTGAGAACGTACCTCGTTTCGCATTAGGCTTTCTGTACCTTTGGCTACGACATCGAGATCCCCTCTAATAGATTTATCGAAATTAAACTGCATGTTGAAACTGAATAAAGATCGGCCGAGAGGAGCCAATAAGTAGTCATCAACATTGCGTACAACGGCCTTAATGTTCTGTGCCGCCGCGCCCATAAGCATAGACATACCAGATGCTGTTCTACCAACACCCATAACGCCTGTACTACCGTGGGCAAAGGAAGGCATACCA